TCAGGCTTCTACTGTTCGCATCAGGGTCGCCAGCTCATCTTTCACTGACTGCACCTGCGGGCCGATCACCTCCTGCAAATTGTGCTGGTTGAGCTGAACCACGCCGATAGCGCGATTGGCCTTCAGGGCGTTGGTATCCACTTTGGACATATCCGCCACCGACAGGCGCAGACGGGTAATGCAGTTATCGAGAGAGGTGATGTTATCCGCACCGCCCAGCGCCGCCAGGATCGCTGGCGTATTGTAGCCGGATTTGCCGGTCACGCCCGCCACCGCCTGCTCCACGCTCGCCGCGCTCTCAATATCGCGTCCCGGCGTTTTCAGGTTAAAGCGGGTGATGGCGAAGCGGAAGATCCCGTAGTAGACCGCAAACCAGATCGCGGCCACCACCGGCACCAGATACCACTTGGTCGACAGGCCGTGCAGGATGCCGAACACCACAAAGTCAATCACGTTGCCGTCGGTATTACCGATGGTGACACCCAGCACCGCCATGGTGGTAAAGCCCAGGCCGGTCAGCACGGCGTGAATGAGATACAGCACCGGTGCCACGAACAGGAACAGGAACTCGATCGGTTCAGTGGTACCGCCGACCACGCAGGCGATAACGCCGGAGATCAGCAGTCCCTTAATCTTATGACGGTTTTCCGGACGGGCGCAGTGGTACATCGCCAGCGCCGCACCCGGCAGGCCGCCGAGGAAGGCTGGCATTTTGCCCTGGGAGAGGAAGCGGGTCGCGCTCTCCGAGAAGCCGTGGGTGGTCGGGCAGCTTAACTGCGCCTGGAAGATGGTCAGCGCGCCGCTCACGGAGTGGCCGCAGACGTCCATGGTGCCACCGGCTTCGGTGAAGCGGATCAGGGCGACAAGAATATGCTGAAGTCCAAATGGCAGCAGCAGACGCTCACCGGTACCGAAGATCATCGGGCCAAAATCACCGGCGCTGTTGATAATACGGCCAATGCCGGTAATACCCATGGCAAAGACCGGCCAAATCAGCGGAATGATCAGACCAAACAGGCCCATCACCACCAGCGTCACAATCGGCACAAAACGGGTGCCGCCGAAGAAGGCCAGCGCATCAGGCAGACGGATATTGTGAAAACGTTCATGCAGCATCCAGATGATCACACCCGCGATCACGGCCCCGAGGATGCCGGTATCAATCGACTGAATACCAATTACGCTTTGAATGTTATTGGCTTTCAGTACTGCCGCGTCGGTGGTCGGCAGAATGCCTTTGGCGGTCAGCCAGAAGTTCACCGCCAGGTTCATCACCGCGTAGCCCACAAACCCGGCAAAGGCCGCCACGCCTTTGTTTTCGCGGGCCAGCCCCAGCGGGATGGCGATGCAGAACATCACCGGCAGGAAGCTAAAGGCAAAGGAGCCGACCTTGCTCATCCAGATGAATCATGATTGAAGTGATATTGATATGTTAAATCAGATACTTAAGGTTACGCGGTTTTTCTATGGGGCATCAGTGGGGCATTTTGAGTAAATGATGCGTTCAAAATGCCCACCTGGTCATGGTTATTCTCGGTCATCCATTTACCGTAAACCGTGAATAGCATTTGCGCTGACGAATGACCCATCTGGTGCGCAACGAAATTTGGGTTCGCTCCGGCGACCAGTGCCCAGCACGCATATGTGTTTCTGGTTTCATAAGACCGTCTTTGCCGGACGCCTGCACGACGCAGGGCAGTGCGCCATGCTGAATTAATGGATCCGGGAACGTAGCACATCGTCTTCTTACCGTTCATTGAAGTAATTGACGGGGAGAATATAAAGGTGCATTCATCGGTTCTCTTTTTTTTGTATTCCCGTAGGCTGACGCTTACTTTGTGGGATGCCATCATTCTTGTCAGTGGCATTTGCGCTTTGAGGGCATCAATTGCTGGCTGGGTCAGCTGTATGGTTCGAATCCCGGCATTGGTTTTTGGCAGGGTGAAGTTACCCTTCAGGGAATAGTTCCGTGACACCGTAACAGTCCAGTTAACAGTATCCACATCCTCCCAGGCTAACGCGCTTAGTTCGCCATGCCTGACACCTGTATTTACCGCAAAGATAACCATATTCTGAAACTGTAGCGTTGGGCAGGCCGCAACCACTCGCTGATACTCGTCAGAAGTAAGAGGATCTGGAATGGGCCTTTCTTTTGCGAGCGGGGTGATGCCTGCCATCAGATCCGTTTTCAGGTAGCCACTTTTGAAAGCAAAGCCCAGCATCCCGCCAAGACATGCCATATAGCTATTGACTGTAGGAACGCTTCTTCCCTTTTTGGGCGGATGATTTAGCCCATGTCTGGTCTTCTGCCAGCCGTTCAGTAGCTCCTTCCTGGCACTAAGGATATCTTCAGTGTTCAGGCTGCCGATGTACCTGTGCTCACCAATTGTTTCGATAGTGGTTGTGAGGTGGCAATCGTAACGCCTCAACGTCCCGAGGCTAAGCTCCATCTCCTTAAGGCCAAGCCATTTCGATTTCAGTTCAAGTAGTGTGATTTGCTTTCTGACGGTACTGAATTTCTCTGAGTTCGATGAATCCGGGAATTGTGAGGCATAATTGAATGTGCCTGTCTTTATCGCAAAGCAGACCGAAGCCCGAAGCTCACCTGCCATTTTCCTGTTCTTCGGCGTGTCAGGAACGCCGAGATTTTCCCTGACACGCTTCCCCTGATATATGAACCATATGCGTAACGATTCTCCATGAACCTCTACGCCTGTTGGGTATGCTGCCATAATCATTCCTCGCTTGATGTGCCAAAGGACATTTAAGCAGATATTCTCCGGCGTTTCGCTGGGCTTTGGTGCTCGATCCAGTGGTTTATCTCATCGCGGTTATACATGATTGGGCTGTTTTGCTTGGGTGCCATATCAGGGGCAACATGGCGATAATGCTTTCCCTCCATCCAGGTTGACCGGCGGGCATGCTGAATCATGTGCTTTGACATGCCGGTCGTCGCAGTTAAAAGTTCCTCTGTGACCCATTTATTCGGTACCAGCTGAATAATGTCGCTCATGGTTTTCTCCTATGCATACCACTTGTCGATTTCATCGTATTCCTTTACGACATCTTCATATCCCAGCGCCTTAAGCAGGTCGCAGATCACATCATCTGCGTTGCAATGCGCGATTTCTTTATCACCCAAGCTCTGCAGTATCTTTAATTTGTTGATAGCCTCTTCACGCGTCATGATTTTCTCCAGGCAAAAAGAAGCCCTCGCAATGGAGGGCTGAAAGGGGGACAACGTGGCAGTGCATTCGCACCCAATAGCCAGCTCATAACTGGCTATCAGTTGCGTCATGTGGTTGGCGGCTCAGGTAGCGGCTGCCAGTGAGTGATGTTCTGGATATCATCGAAGAAGTCGCCATCGTCCCAGGTCATCGCTCTGTTCAGTGCCGCGATGTATCGGCTTCCATCGTCAGAACAAACCAGCACCTCGACATACTGCTCGGGCATCCTGTCACTGCACTTAATCCAGTCCATAATCTCTCCTCATGCCGCACGCATAGCGCGCAGCCGTTTAATGTGCTCGCTCGTTTCCAGTTCGGCGCGGATCTGATCCGCCTCTCGATGGTCGAGGTGCTCAAAGTCATTGTTAAAGCGGTAGATTGATGCGGTGTTGATCCGGCCCTGTCGCCAGTAACGGACCACTTCTGATGTGGTGGAATGAATAATTACGGGCCAGCCGTGTTGGTCAGCGTAAATCTGGCCCCGTTGAATTAACTGGAACATTGGCTGACTCCTGCAAAAGGAGATAGACGATTGCCACGGCGCGAAGTGGATTACGGTGAGTGGCTCTGATTCCCGATTCGTGTGATGCCTGCCAGACAGTCTTCCCTGATGGTGCCAAGCCGATTCGATGCTTCTTCATTGCCGGGTAAAGCTCTTCGGCGCGCCGCAGCGGGAAATAACCAGTGTTCTGTACCGTGTTAAACCAATTCCACGACAAATTGGCGCCGGTATTCTCGTGTGGATGAATGGTGGCGCTGTACTTTGGCTTTAGGAAATAGGCCAGCCTGACGCTAATCTCCCCATCACTCAGCTTGCTGTAATCCATCACTTTTCATCCTCCAAATCATCCACTGCATCCATCACGTCAGCCCCGCGAATCATCTCGAACGCCCGGCAAGCCATCTCAAAACACAGCCGCTCATGTGGGTGGGGAGACTTCCAGTATTCGAACCCATCGCGATGCGAATAGCCCTGCATCGCGTAAAACTCCCCGGCAAGCTCTATCGCGGCATCTACCAGTTCGCGGTTGGTCATCACCTTTCCCATTACATCCCCCTCTGCTTATTCCGAAATTCCATCTCACCCTGGCAATCGACGCACATCGTGCATCCCGGATACGCTTTCCGGCGAGCCTCCGGCAGTGGCTCGCAACATTCCTCACAGTGCGTTGCAGATACCGCATCACGGTTAATCCTGTGAGCACTCAACGCAGCTTCACGCTGCAACTCTTCGACGGCTGATGCGTCGTCTGCAAAATCTGCCATGGTCAGTGCTCCCTGAACTGTTCATTGATGCGGCTGACGGCAAACGCCAGCAAGTGGAGGGGGCGCATTAGCGACCCGGTGATTTGTGCTGTCATGCTGCTCGATCCTCTTCCTGAAACATAATTTCCAGCTCCAGTTTCTCAGCAAGGGCATTCTCCGCACGCGCTCCTACTGAGTGCTCCCACCCCTCAAGCATGTAGATACCGTCAGCGCAGCGCAGCATGGCTAGACAGATATCCATGTATTCAGCCTGAGAAAGACCGTCAGGAAGCATGGCTGGGTTAAGGATGATGTGGCCTTTCGCCCCAAGCAGCACGTGAGCATGATTGAAAGCCGCGCGGTTGAAATCAGGCAGTCCGCTCATTGGCCCGGCTATGTAAATCTTCATGCTGCCTCCCTTGCTCCGATCCGCCTCAGTTCTGCCAGCGAAACAGATGTGATGATGTGTCGCGGTTTGGTGAACGGACGCCAGATAAATAGAACTGACCCCTTTGGATTGCTTTTGCGCTTGCCGCCATCCGTTACCGGAACAAACTGAATGCGCCCGTCGGTGATGAGCCGTAATTCGTCAGCCGTCTGCATTGCCGCGCTGAACCATCCGGTAGATATGTCGGCGGGGAGAAGCATCACGACAGGCTGCCTCTGTGCCATGCATTGCTCGGCGGCCTTCTCCACCCATGGCGAGATATCGGAATAGGGCGGGTTACACCAAATTGCGCCGTACGAATTCCATTCTCGGCTCAGAGAATCATCTCGCTCAGTTAGGAAGTGAGCGCACAGCGCGTTGCGCTCACTGGAGGCTGCGTCCAGCCAGAAACCAAACTCCATATCCAGCGCATCGAATACCCACAGCGGTGTCTGCCAGCAGTCCTTTTCATCTTGTGGCGTGGTTGATCCGCCAAAATCAGTCATGCCGCCTCCCATTTAGTCACCGCTGCCGGGTTACGCTTATCCCACCCGTTGCGCTCCAGATTTGCCTGCAGGCGGCGATCGCCAACCTCTTTGATGCTGCGCCCGGTCATCTGCGCGACCTGGTTATTGTTGTAGCGCCACAGCAAAGCTAGTTCTTCCGTAGTCCACGCTTTCATTGCGTCACCCTCATTTCAGGTTTAAGTCGATATTCCATCCCTCCCAAACACTTCCCGCCGAAATCCTGTCCCCACAGCGTCACATCACACATCTCTTTCACCATCTCCAGCTCAGCAGCGGTGATGTACTCGCTTTTCTCTTCCAGAGAGCCGCCCCATCCTGCGTAGAACGCCTCGTGAGTTACCAGGTTAATCCCGGCGTTGAAACATCCGTCGCCCGGGTTAACGCCCGTCCAGTAAGTAGCGATGAAGTTTTTGCTGTCCTTGCTCAGCAGCCGGACAAGCGTCTCTTTCGAGTAAAGGCGTCTGCCAGATATGTGGTGCATAGCGAATTGCGGGTGTGGTTAACCCGCCTCCGTGAGGTGAAATTGGTTGGAATTCAGGATTAATCAGGCCTCAAAAGGGGATATCGTCGTCGAAGTCCATCGGTGGTTCGCTTGGTTGTGGTGTCGATGCGCGTTGTTGTTTCTGGCGTTGCGGCTGAGATGATGACTGCTCACGAGGCTGATCGTTTCCTGGAGTGCCGCGAGGGGGAAGGTCAATGTCTCGCACCAGGATGGTAGGCGTCTGCGCCTTGGTGCCATCCTTACGGTCCCACTCTTCAATGACGAACTCACCTGTCACCGTGACCTTTGCGCCCTTAACAATCGCCGTTGAGAGCTTTTCAGCCATCGCGCCGAACATCTTGCAGTTCAGCCAGGAGGTTTTCTCGTTGTCGCCAAACCCGGACTTGGCTGGGAGGGAGAACGAAGAGATGTGCTTGCCGTTTGGGGTGACGCGCAGAACCGCGTCTTTCCCGACATTGCCTGAGATGGTGATCGTGTTAATTGCCATTTATGCCGCCTGAGTTTGTTGCTGGAGTTCGCGTCCGCGAGTTTTATAGGTTTCGGTAGCGCGGGCCTCATGCTCTTTGGAGTTGCCGAGCTTCGGCCATACTTCTTTGTACGCCGTCTTGAGCTCTTCTACTGACTGAGCCAGCGCCGCTTTATCGCCAAACTCTTTTAGTGCGTCTTCAGCCGACTGCGGGGTGACGTAATGCACCTCAGCATCTGGATCGACAGCGGTCTGTTCTGTAGGAATACAGAAGGTCTGGAAAGCTGCGTATTTGTAGGCGATCGACATGGCCTTGTTAGTGGCCTTGTCACCGCTGTCCATCGCCTCGCCGTAAGTGACAACCGTGTGTTTGCTGCCGTCTTCGGTGGCGACAAAATCAAACTCAGCCTTAACGACGACATAGAACAGCACCGCGCCTTTTGGGGTAACCCGCTCTGTTACGGTGCGCTCAGTAATACGGGGCAGAATCACCAGGCCATGTTTCGCCAGCATCGGGGCCAGCGCGTTGTAGACCTGGTCGATGCCGCGGAATGCAAATCCCTGCTGCCGGTTCTCGCGATCCTTACTGATGCCGACCTCTGCCATATCCCTTGCGACGGCGCTGATGGCTTTATAAACACTCATACATTCCCATCCTTTCTGCCTGCTGCTCCGAGCGGTAATCGGCGATCGCTTCCTGCGACGCCTGTTCGTGGGTCATTGGCTGCTCTGCAATAGAGCCAGCCATGAGAGTGATGAATTCGTCTTCATCCCAGCGTTCCATCGCACTCATGCTGCACGCTCCTGGTGAAGTACGGTGTAGCCCTGCTCAGCCAGCCATTCGATGATGACAGCGCCATCCAGCTGGTTAAGCACTTCTCTGGTGTCGACGGTTCCGGCCAGCACTACATCTTCAAGCTCAAGCCTGATGGTGTTGCGCTGACCAACAGATGTGCGCATCTCTGCGCACTCGCATGTGATGTTCATGGTTACTCCTGAATGTTGTGCGTCACCCGGCACCGATTGGCTGCCAGATGTGAAATGGGGTGGGGTGGGTTAGCGGCTAAGCCACTCGTTACAGTGAGCCATCGCTGTTTGGCATTGCTCGGCGCTGAACCAGCCGAAATGGCATTCTCCCGTTGGGATGCCCATTTTGTCGGCCAGCCATCTATAAGCTTCAGTGCGAGACATTCCGCCAGAACGCCAGATGCGCTCAAACGGCAATTTGCAGCTCTTCCTGGCGTCGCGGGTACGTTTATCTGCAAGCGTTCCGAGTGGGATAGCGGTGAATGGGTGCAGCCCAACATACGCGCCGCAGCCCTCACAGAGATAGACATAAGGCCAGTCGCTATAATCGCGCCCGTAAACCTCTTCATGAGTCCCGATCCGCACTAATCCGCTACAGTGATGGCATTGGGTAGGTGCCGGAAGGGGATTTTTAACTCTGGCCGTCGCCTTTCTGCTTGGGTTCGATGGTGTCTTGATATCCATATGCGCCTCAGTGACTCAGGCCTCGACCCAGCCCGTCGAGATAAACCTCAACCAGCAGATCCGTTGTGTAAGTGCGCTCATACCCGCGATGCAGGTAGAGGCGGCCACGTTTATGCGCTGACGCTGTCCAGGTGCTGTCTTTGTGCTTTACGAGCATGCCTGGCTGGACTGCGCCCCGGTTAACTTCTTGAGTGCCGTAGTGCTGATGAATCATGACTTCCCCTCCACCTGCTCAAGTAACCCGGCATACGCCATCTGCGCCCGGTCCAGAGTGAGTGTCTCGCGCGGCTTATCGACCGATGAGAGTTTCCACTCGTTATCGTTTAACTTCGATGCGGTGTACTGCTTGCCGTTGTGGGTGACTGTCATGAGGCCTCCCGTGCTTTGGCATTTGCCGCATTGATGGCGTCAATGTTCATCAGGCAGTAGATTGCGCATTCAGCGTCGTAATCACTCAACCCGCCGCTTGCCAGCTTATTAAGCGCTGCGCCAGTTAAGCCGATTTTGAAGCAGATAGAGCCGTGTTTAGGTCCATATCCATAGCGATGGTCTTCACGCTGATCGCTCCAATGGGCATAGTTTTTTGTGCCAAAATAACGCTCACTCAGGCGGGTAAAACCGGATGCAATGTCGTTAATCGCATCCTCAACACAACTGCGCCGCTCCATGCTTTGTTTCGGGTCTCCGAAGTTAATGATCGTCACGCCATGCCGAACCATCTCAACCGTTAGGCCTTTATTGGCCTGGTTGATGCCTTCAGACACGGCGATCAGTTCTTCACCGATGCGTGAGGTGTCATCAACAAACTTCGCCCTCAACTGAGCCAGTTCGGCTTCAATTGCCATTTTCTTCTTGGTCAATTCGATAAGAGTCATAATCATCTCCGCGCTTAAGCCGCGCCGCTGAACGTAAAAAACCCCTGCGCATATATGCGAAGGCCAAAAATGTTGGCGGTGGATGGCCGCCGTCTCATAACTGGCCGCACTCGTAAATGCGGCGAGGTATGAAAAATCAAGTGAGATTTGTTGTTTATTGCGAGGTTGGTTTATTTGTGGATCTGGTATAGTGATTTATTCAAATCAATCACATAAGGAACGAAAATGAGCCAAATTATCGTTGGGGATAAGGTGACTCTCAGGCACAGGTCTGGTGTTTGGGGAACTGTTGAGAATTTAACCAACTCAACAACTCCTCCATTAACTCGATTCGATGTTCGATACCCAGACGGGTTTGTTGAAACGGGAATGTCTTTGATGAATATCGAAGAGCATGAACCCATCTAAGCTTCTCTCATCAAGCTGCAAGCACTCGTCTGCAGCTTGATGCTGTTCTTCATGGACCACCTCAGATCAATGCGATGGATTTACCTTTCGTTTTCTGGCGACCGGTACAGGTCACGCCTATTTCTCTGCTTGGCTTGCTGTACCAGGTGCGGTGATTCTTGCGCTCAACTACCGCAGCGCGTTTTTCTAACTCTTCCCGATACTCAGCCAGCTCAGTGAAGTTAATCGGGTTCACAGCGCTTTCTACGCGTGATTTCGGCTTGCGAGTCAGCGACAGAACAGGGCGGTTATCTGGCTTGGCGCTCACCCCAACTAACAGGGGATTTGCAGCTTTCCATTCGGCCTGTTTCTCTGCGCGACGTTCGCGGCGGCGTGCTTGTGCATCCATTGTGGATCTCCTGTCAGTTGGCTTTGGTGGTGTGGTGGGCTGTATTTTCAGCACCGGTCGTCGCTTAGGTGAGCCGTTACCTCGCCTACTAGCTGGTCGGCGCGCTACCAGCGCATTCACCACACCCCAAAGCTTTCTGCTTTGAATGCTGCTCTTCTTCAGAGCGTTATGTTTAAGAGCTTCACCGTCCTGGTGGGTACTGCGTCCTGCTGATGGGTTAATAGTACATGTTGTACTTAATTGCAGTCAATACACTTTGTTCTATTATTTTTAATTTGCATTGCAACGATATGTATTTATTGGTTATTTAATTTTCTAAATTGCGTGATATGCTTAAAAAAACATCAGTGAGGGTAGGCTATGAACATCAACCAAGAGAATGCGGGTCTGGTTCTTAGCGCTTTGGGGATGGCGGTGGTGGATTTGATTATTAGCGGTGCCCCGATCAGCAGGAATAACCTGGTGGAGAGATTGGAGCGTACCCGGCATGAAACCGGCAATGTGATAGGGAAGGGGGCCAACAGGGACGCGGCGGAGCTGGTGCGGAAGGGGCAATAAAAAAGCCCGCACGGGCGGGCAGGTAGTTTTGCGATAGTTATTGTTATCAGCTTCAGGCTGGATAGTTATCGGCAGAATGGCGGATAGCTTTATGGGTGGGCAATAAAAAACCCGGCACGGTGGCCGGGCTTGATAGGCTAACGCTTATTCCTTTGGTGCTTCCTTGCTGCATCAACTTGGGTGCTTCCATACTCGCGCTTACCGCTACTGTTCTTTCCCCTGGCCTTCCCTTTTTTCCGGTCTTCCCACCATTCAGGGGCTGGGTTGGGCTCAGCATGCAAAGCGTCGGCAAGACCTGATATCAAACTGTATGACTGAACCCCATCAATATGTTCCGACAAAGAAGGCGTAACATTCTGCCTGAGTGGATCGAGAATGAAGTCAATCCCTTTAATCCTGGCGTGTTTAGCTGCAGGTACAAAATCTGAATCGCCAGCGACTAGAACAATCACATCAACAAGTTTTTCATAAGCCAAAGTGGTTATATCCATTCCAAGCTTGATATCAACCTGTTTTTGCTTAATGTCATAGTAAAAGTCATCATTAGTCAGTTGATCCCATTTCTTCGTCCCTTTCATCAGCGCGTCAAGGGAAAAAGTTGTCAACTGCCAGCGCTTATTATCAACGAGATGACCAAGCCTTAAGGCTGTTTTCCTGGTTTTTCTTAGCTCTTCATGCAGCTCGGTTCTCAAAATATAAGATTTCTCAAGCTTAAAGTTTTTGCGGCCAGTCGTCTTATTTCCCGGCTCTGGGAGCGGAAGGCGGGTTTGAATGTCTAAAGGTGGGCAGTCATAAAAGTAAATTCTATAAAGCTCAAGAGGATCTCTCCGTTCTTGAGATTGCCGCTTTCCATTTAGATGGGAAAGAACCATAGACCATATCACTTTCATGATGCATTGCGCTGTAAGCTCATGATCAGCAAAGTGCTTACGATGCGTCGAGTGCACCCTTTGCATGAAAAATCCTGCATCAATTAAAATTGCTGCCTTCTTCATAAAAATCCCAAAAAAATAGCCCAGAGCCGTTATGCAGATATTAACAATTGTCTGCGAACGGGGCTGGGCTTGGTTTGATAAATCTATGCCAAGTTAACTAGGCCGTCAACACAAAATTGTATATTTTACTATTGTCAACCATAGAGGGATGACCATCACCAGCTATGCGCCGACCAGAACACCTTGCCCATCAACCAAAAGTTTCTTCAGGCCATTGCGAGGCCACTACCTTTCCAACAACCCGGCATTGTTCATGGCATGGAATCATCGGAAATTGAGGGTTCAGAGGCTGCAGAAACACCTGCCCGCTATCTTTGATCAGCTTCTTGAAAGTGAACTCATCGCCACCCAGGCGAGCGATGCAAAAATCTCCAGGGTCAACTGATTCTTCCGGGTCCACTAGGATGAGCATTCCTTCCGGGAAGCTGGGCCTAGAACCAGCAGGAGCTGTCATTGAGTGGCCGTCGACTTCAAGCCAGAATGCGTTATCACTGGCCTTTTTAGTAGTACTGACCCAACCCTCAGCGTCACGCTCAGTGAAAGTGCGGAACTCAGGCGAGAACATGCCAGCCTGCACCTGCGAAAAAACTGGGTATTCAAACTGTTTCTTTACCGGTGCTTCTGATAACTGACCGCCGACCGTGAAAGTGCCATCGTGATTGAAGATCACGTTGGTGATCCCTAGGTAATGGAATACCTCGCCTATCTCGTCAAGCGATGGGTGTCGAGAACCACGCAACCAGTGACCAATTCCACCCTGCGTCATTCCCAGCTCTTCAGCCAGCTTTTCCTGGGTTACTCCCAACTCTTTCATTCTGGATCTAGCCAGCTCAAACCATTTCATTTTCATGCCTCATTATTACGCTATGTATTGACATCATCCATACACAGTTTGTATTTTTTATCTTGCGCTGATAAAGTACATGTCGTATTATTCGCTCATGGTTACTATGGAGGTCATATGAGCAACCTACGGAAGTGCCGGGAAGATTTGAGAATCTCCCAAACAACCCTTGCTGAAGTCATGGGTTGTACCCAAGGGGCTATCGGGCATTGGGAATCTGGCCGCAGAAGCCCTGACCTGAAAACATGCAGACGACTTGTTGATTGCCTTAACAAGTTGGGCGCGAAAGTAATTCTTGATGACGTGTTCCCGCCAGAACAACACGCAGCCTAAGCAACACCGCTCTTAATACATCTCTGCCCTGAAAAAGGGCGATTCAAAACAAACAAGTCTCTATGGCTATGCGTGTCTGCGCATCGGCCTTTTAACTATTTAACCAATTCAACACAAAGGAATTATCACAAATGGATAACACAACCACACGAAACAAAGACCAGGCTCGAAAAATTGAGTCCTGGATCCTGAATCAGATTGCTATTCGCGGGGCCTCCAATGTTGCAAAGGCATTGGGGATGGATAAGTCAGGCATTACCCGCTGGAAGGAAAGCATGCTGCCGAAGCTGTCGATGTTACTGGCGGTGCTGGAGTGGGGCGTCGTAGATGAGGATATGGCAAGACTGGCAAAGCAGGTAGCTGAGATTCTCACCAATAAAAAACGCCCGGCGGCAACCGAGCGTTCTGACCAGATGAATATGAACTTCTAATAACTCAGAGGTGAATTATGCCAGGAATTATGATCTCAGGCAACAACGCCAAAATTGGCACTGATGAGCTTCTTTCCATTATCAATCAGGCCCGATTAGAGCATGGAGAAAAGCCAGTTCGTAACAATGATTTTATCCCTCGGGTCAAGGATGAGCTTGAAGGGGAGCACTACGAAACTTTCGTAGTTCAAAATTCAAACGGCACAAAATCAGAAAACCTTGTGGTATCCAACGACCAGGCAGTATTGATTGGCATGAGGGAGTCGAAGGCGGTTCGCCGAACTGTCCTCGCAAAACTAAAGGAAAAGGAGCCTCCATTATTGCCTCAAACGCTGCCTGAGGCGTTGAGACTTGCAGCTGATTTAGCTGAAGAGAAAATTCAGTTAGAGAGTCAGTTAGCCATTGCCGCCCCGAAAGCACAATTCGTGGATAGCTACGTCAATGCATCTGGATCTCTCGGCTTCCGCGAGACCTGCAAATTACTTCACATCAAAGAAAACGCCTTCCGTCAGTTCCTGCTCGAAAGTGAAATCATGTACCTGCTTGCAGGCAAGCTAACGCCGTATGCGCAGCATATTGATGCTGGGCGTTTCACTGTGAAAACAGGCGAGAACCAGAATAACGGTCACGCCTTCACCCAAAACAAATTCACGCCCAAGGGCATCCAGTGGATCGCCGGACTGTGGGCGGCACATCAAATCGGAGACAAGGCGGCATGAGCAGAGCAGCAACGGACTGGGCGTGGGGCCTTGAACTAAAAGCATCACAAAAACTTCTGATGCTCTCTCTGGCAGACCGTGCTGACGAATCGCACTGCTGCTACCCCAGCATACAGCGCCTCGTTAAAGATACCGGCATGGACAGGAAGACCATCGGGAAGTGGATCGGGCAGATGATTGACGATGGACTGATTACCGACACCGGAGAGCGTAAAGGTAAGACAAAACAGGTTCGCGTTTTGCGTCTCAATATCGAGGTTAAAGAAGCCCAAAAACGGAACAGTACCAAAAACGGTAACGATACCAAATTTGGACGCGAAACAAGCCCAAATTTGGACACGAAACGATCCCAAAATTGGGATACAGAATCAGTCATTGAACCCAACATAGAACCAACTCTCTCTGGGGGCGATGGTTTTGTGAGCGACGCAGCGAAGACAAGAATGGGCCTGCCGACCGGTAGTGGAATTCCTTTCCCCGCTCAATTCAAACCTTCTGCTGAGCATGTCGCTATGGCTGCCGAGAAGGGAGTCAGCATCGAAACCGAGCTGCTCAACTTCCGTGACTACCACACAGCGCGAGGCACAACCCTGATTGACTGGAATTCAGCATTCCGCGTCTGGATCCGCAACGCTCGCGTAAACCCGCTGGCATCAAAGCGAAGCCGCAGTGAGCCAGAAACCCCGCACTGGAATAGCCGTGAAGGCTGGGAGGACTTCCTGTGACAATGCAACTGATGGCAGCAATTCAGAACCGTGACGGCGAGGCGCTGGCCCGGATGTCCGGCAGCTACGATCCGAAAAACGTTATCAACATCGAGGCCGAGAACCTGGTCGACTCGCTGTTTCGCCAGCTGAAGCAGATTTTCCCGGCGGCATCTCAGACCAACCTGAAGACAGATGCTGACGAGAAGACGGCAAAGCGCCAGTGGATCGCGGCGTTCTCTGAGAACGGAATTCGAACCAGAGAGCAGTTATCGGCAGGCGTACGCCATGCCAGGGCAAGCGCATCCCCGTTCTGGCCGTCGCCGGGGCAATTCATAAAGTGGTGCAAAGACAGCAACTCAGTGCTGGGCGTGGGTATCGTGGATGTGATGAACGAGTTTCACCGCTACAGCCGCGAGAAGGGCGTTCACGTTGGTGGCGCTGAAAACTTCCCATGGACGCACCCGGTCATGTATTGGGTGGTGACCGACACTCGCCGGGCAATGTACCAGCGCCAACTCAGCGAAGTCGAGACCGAAAAGTACGCAGCCAAAAAGCTTGAAGAATGGGCTTTGAAGGTGGCATCAGGTGAGCAAATTCCTGCCCCGGTAGTCGCGCTCGAATATCACGAAGAGGTGATCCCCACAACTCACGAGAGCCGCAGAACCGGCTATCACCCGGAAGGGAAAAGCTTTGGCTGCATGCCAAATGCCGCATCACTGGGCGCGCTGACACCGGCGCAATGGTTATGGGAAGAGTATCTGAGAGGAAAGGCCGCAGGCCTTGTCAGGTGAGCCAATGGACAATTTAAAACAACGCATCATCGATCACATCTGGGCTAACGAGCCCGTTAAGCGCGCCGACCTGGTTCGTATGGCTGGTATCGCTGGCAAAGCCGTAGACCGGGAAGTGCTGGCCTTGAAAGAGCTTGGGCTGATTATCGGCGTGGCCGGCTACGGATACTTCAAGAACCAGGAAACCTACCAAGCATGGAGAGTGACTATCGGCACTGACCTGATGCGAGCCCGGGCGCTGAAAGGTGCCCTGACCTGCCAGATGTCACGCCGTGAAAATAACACAACCTATCCGGCGCGCATTGTCGATCTGCTGGCTGACGGCCAACCACGCGCAGCTGTGGAGATTGCCGAGAGGCTGGGCGTTACCTACAGACAAATATCAACGGCGATATCGACGCTGGTTAAGACTGGTGAGCTGAAGCACCGTGGCGCGAAAGGTGGCCGCGTTTACTCTCTGGCTAAGCAGGTGAAGAGGCCCACCCTGCGCTGCAAGTCTGAGAACGTGATTTTCCAGGAGTGCCGCCAGAGCGAGGCTATGAAGCGCGTTCTGATGGTGTGGGGAAGGGCTCCAGCATGAGCACACCTAACCCTCTTAACAACCTATTCAATCAGTGCCTGGCTTCAGTCAGGGGCGGGAGAGCAGAAGTATGAGCAAGCCAACCTATGAAGAATTGGAAAGCACTCTAAAAGAGCTGCGCCGTAGGGCTTTTTCAGCACGTCGGAATTCACATAATTGCGGCCCGTTCCAGTATTCGGACTTATGCGAAGAAATTATTGATATGACCAAGTTGGTCAAGGAGCCTGCCCAATGAGCAACATAAATGAGCTGACAGCGAAGCTGAAAGCGGCGGCGCAGGATGAAATCATGTGTCGTGAAGCCTGCGACACCTCCGACTTATGGCAGGACGTAGCCAGTCCTGAGAACGTGCTGGCGCTAACAGAGGCGCTGGAAGACTACAAAGCCGCATATGAAGAAGAAGCCAGAGACAAAGAGGTTCAACGCTCAGTAATTGATGATGCGCTGTGCAAGTTGCTCCCAGGCGTGCAGTACATGGACCCGCCAGACGGTGGCAGCCCGTCAGTGCTGCTGCAGGTTCAGCGTAGGGTTGCTGACTATCGCAGTCGAATCGCTGAACTGGAAAAGTGGCAGCAGGAATCATCAGCATGGCAGGCGGTAGCGGAGAAACAACTGGCTTTGGCGGCAGATGCAGAAAAGCAAATCGCAGAACTGGTAGCCGCTGGAATCATCACTAAGGTGGGGGAGTAGGGATATGGCTGAATTTACGAAAGAGCGCATCATCGAAGAGCTGAAAGCCTCGACGCAGAACGCCAATGGCATGTTTGAAATCAGCGAGGACACCATCTGCGCACTTATGTCTATGCTCACTACCGCAGCACCACAGTTACCGCAGCCAGCGGTGGTGGATGAGCACTATCAGCATCTAAGTGAGCTTTACCACTCACAGGAAAAGCGGCTGTTTAAAATTGCGCAGCGCATCAAAGGGCCATCCTTCGATAAATACGCCTATTCGCCATCGCAGGCTATCGATGTACTGGAGTCGGAAATATTTGGTGAGCGGGAGTGTGACGGCCGCGCCGCCATGCTTCAGGGTGCCGAGCCTGTAAGCCAGCCTTACACGTTGCCTGATGGATGGGTGGCTGTGCCGGTTGAGCCGACAGAAGACATGATCATCCACGGCTTCGAGTCAGAGCCTGACGAGTCATTCAGCGAAGAAAAAGACTGGTTGGCTTATGAGGCGATGAGCGGGTGCCAGCAGGCGGCGCACCGGGCTAAGTTGTGCTGGGCTGCGATGGTAAAAGCAGCGCCAAGGAAGCTGTGATTTATCACAAAATTGAAATTATAAAGCCATGTTAACGGCGCTCTTGTCGCTTCCGCTCTGAAAGAAGTAAGAGCGCCTGATATACTATTTATTACTAATGAAATGGTATCCAATCTTAGGGTTAAGGCGTGATTTTGAAAAAAATTATTGTCGATTCAAACGCATGGAATTTTCTTCATGCAAGCGGTATTTCGTTAAGCAATGAGCTTCTTAGCTGTTACTGCTTCCAAATCACGCTTGAAATATCTCGCGAAATGGAAGCGCTGAAAGATAGAGAAGATAAGAAAGCAATTTATGAATTTTTTGTAGGTGAGAATGAGTTGCTTGAAGAGCCTCTCTGCTACTTTGGGTTTTACGATGACTCTGTTCCTGCCAATGAGCAGAGGTTTGGAGGCTTTGGTGTGGGTGGGCTTGCATCGGTTCATCAGAATGAATATTTTCAAAAGACAGCAAGGCAGATCAAGCCGAAAAAAAGAGAAGTTTATTATGGGAACGAAGCTGATAGGCTTATCGGCTCAAGAGGTTTTGGCAATACATTCATACTAACTGAAGACAATAGCAAGTCAGGTCCAATGAGAGAAGCGGCAAACATAATTTATGTGTCGCAAAAAAATCCATTGACTGTCGAGGCATTTCTGCAACTCCTCGATACTGAGACATCAAAATCAACTTAATAAAACGACCTTATCTTCCCAATCCTATCAAGTACGTAGGCCAATGAAACATAGCCGTAACGCCGCGGTTCGCTGGGGCTTTGGTGCGTGCAAACCTGCCGTAACTATGCGAGAAGCGAGAGGAAGCCGCTTAGCCTACCATACAAGCGATATGGGAATCCCCATATCGACAGCCAGGGCCTCTCCGGAGGCCTTTTTCTCGCATTGATAATTCAGGCTCAACGAGCGATAATAACAACGCACCGGCCTGAACAACCGTTGTCCCCTGCGCATATAATGGGGACGTTATATGCGACCACAATCTGAACATCTTCACCTGTCACCGATGCAGAAATGCACCGGCGATTTTCTGCATTCTGCGTTACCTCTCGGAGGTGGCGTATGAACCTGCAAAAAGACGGCATCCGCCTGCACAAATCTAACTTCAACGCTATCGGTCAGCAGATACAGCCAATGCTGGAATCTGGCGACTGCTATCGCCTCATCATCAAGCCGTGGAAAGAAAAGCGCAGCTTGTCACAGAACTCGCTTATGTGGATGTGGAATGGCGACGTCGCTACCGCAGTTAACCTGCACTCATCCAGCAAGCTCACCGAAGAAGACCTGCACGAATTCCTCAAGGACATGTTCTGCCCGGCCAAACCGGTGACCGTCCTTGGAGTCACCAAGATGGTGAAGTCCACCAAGTTGCTCGACACCGAAGAGATGACCTTCTATCTGCGCCGCATCGAAGTCTGGTGCATAGAGCGCGGCATCAAACTGCGGATCCCCGCCAACTCCGAATACCACGCAAAAGGACATGAAAACGTATGAGCATCTATCAACGCATCAACGGCGCTCACTGGCGCAATATCTGGGTAGTCGGCGATCTGCATGGCTGCTACACCAACCTCATGACCCAGCTTGGCAAGGTGGATTTCGACCCGGGGCAGGATCTGCTTATCTCCGTTGGCGACCTCATTGACCGCGGCACCGAAAACGTGGAGTGCCTGGATCTGATTACTCAGCCATGGTTCCGCGCCGTTCGTGGCAACCATGAGCAGATGATGATTGATGGCCTGTCAGCTCACGGCAACGTTAATCACTGGGTGGCAAATGGCGGCGGCTGGTTCTTCTATCTGGACTACGACAAAGAAATTCTGGCTAAGGCGCTGGCTCACAAAGCGGCTGACCTCCCGCTGATCATCGAACTGGTGACCGGAGACCGGAAGGTAGTCATCTGCCACGCTGACTACCCGCACAACGAATACGAATTCGACAAGCCAGTGCCAGAGGAAATGGTGATCTGGAATCGCGATCGCATCAGTGACTCTCACGATGGACTGGCGAAAGAAATCACTGGTGCTGACCTGTTTATCTTCGGCCACACCCCGGCGCGCGAACCCGTCAAATACGCCAACCAGATGTATATCGATACCGGTGCCGTGTTCTGCGGAAACCTGACAATGGTGCAGGTTCAGGGTGGTACCCATGCGTAAGCCAGCCCGCCGTAAGTGCAAGGTGTGCGGAGAGAAATTTACCCCGCAATACGACAATATCCGTTGGTGCTGCCCGGCTCACGGCGCTATCTACGCGCTGGAGCTGCGAGCTAAGCAGAAAGTGAAAGAGGCGGCCAAGCGAATCAAAGCGCAGAAGGAGACCGAGAAAGAAGGTCGGGAGCGCCGCCAGAAGATGCGCGAGTCCTTCAAGACCAAATCCCAGTGGGATAAAGAGGCTCAGTCTGCCTTCAACCGGTACATCCGGATCCGCGACGAGGGGAAAGAGTGCGTCAGCTGCGGCAGTCCCCTCATGGGAAAAAGCAACTACCTGACCGGTAGCGCCATCGACGCCAGCCATTACCGTTCCCGCGGCGCTGCCTCACATCTCAAATTCAACGTGTTCAACGTCCACTCAGCCTGCACCCGGTGCAACCGCCAATTAAGTGGAAATGCCGTCGAGTACCGCATCCGGCTGATTGACCGTATTGGCCTGGAGCGTGTCGAGCGCCTTGAGTCTGACAACGAGCCGCGCCGGTTCGATATCCCATACCTGCAGCGCATCAAATCCATCTTCACTCGTAAAGCCCGCGCGCTGGAGAAACGCCGCGCCCGTCAACAGGAGGCAGCATGAGTCTTTTTCAATGTGAACGTTGTGGGTGCTGTGAAAACACCGCCTGCGCATCTCAGGGCTTCACCGGGATATTTGCTGACTTCTTTGATTGGTCGTATGCGCCAGAGCGCAAGGGAATGAAGCTGTGCAGCGCCTGCGGCCCGGTGAAATACAAAGACGGCACGCCAACCGAATATGGCGCATGGCATAACCGGTTTTCGCGGACGTTTCTGCCGAAGGGGGAATTTTTCACTAACGGTGAGGGCAATCTTGAGCACAAGCAAAGTGGGAGCACGAATTTTAGCATGTTCGCGCTGGAGGTGACCGAGTGACCCGCGACCAGATAGCCAGATACCAGGCCGAAAGCGTCATGCGCGCCAGGATGCCGCCAGTAGCAAAGCACAGCCAGAACAAACAACCTCAGAAGGAAGCAGCTTAATGAACGTTCAATATTTGCAGTATGTGCGTGAACAGCTGATCGTTGCGACTGCCGATCTGAGTGGTGCAACTAAAGGCCAGTTGGTCGCCTTTGCTGAAAACGCCATGTTCACTGCCACCCCGCGCAGCCGTTCCCGCGTGAAGGTGATTAACCCAGCGAACGGGAAGCTGGTTAACCCGAGCAGCCCGCCAATCCCCGGGCAGCAGTCGCGCGCTAAAGGCTCGCACATCCCGCTCGTTCAACCGGTCGAGTTCTCCACTGCATCGTGGCGCCGGGCGGTCCTGTCACTCGAGGAGCATCAGAAGGCGTGGTTGCTATGGAACTACAGCGAGAACGTGCGCTGGGAGAACCAGGTGGCGATCACTCAGTGGGCATGGGGTGAGTTCAGAGCTCAACTTGGCGTGAAGAAGGTGGCAGGAAAGACGATGGAACGCTTGCAGAAGCTTATCTGGCTCGCGGCACAGGATGTTAAGGCTGAGCTGTCCGGGCGCGTCACGTACCAGAAGCAGGACTTGGCTGAGCTGTGCGGCATTAAGCCCGACAACTGGAGCCACAACTACGCCGACTACTGGCAATCCATGCGCGCCATCTTTGAGCGGCTTGATAGCGATTCTTTGCTGAGAACAGTGAGAACACGATCACAACAAAAATCAGCTTTTTCGCAGCAAGGTGTTGCAAAAGTCAATTAAATACCGTACATTTTATGTAAATCTGATATCGTCGCCATAGCTTTGGTTGTCGACTGAATTACACAAAAGAGCCTCGGTTAATCGCCGGGGCTTTTTCGTATCTGAGTCCCGCTACCTGGGACCATAAGAGCTACGGCTCAAGTAATACCCTCATCTTGGCGGACCAGAACCCGCCTTTTTTATTTGCGCCCATCCATACAGCCAACCACTTACCCTCTAACGCCGTGGGTGAGGCGCACCCTGCACACAGCACCCGCATAAATCGCGAGGTGAGAGAAATGTCCAATATGAGCAAATTAGCTTCTGGCGCTGCCTATGGCGCATCAGCCGGGACGGTAGCTAATGGCGTACTGACCCGGCTAAGCCCTGATGAATGGAGTGCCATTGGCGTAATTGCCGGTATTGTTGTGGCGCTTCTTACTTTTGGCATCAACTGGTACTACAAGCGTAAAACCACACTGGCGCAGATAGAGGCTTTCCAGCGCTGGCCTAACCCACAAGCCTTCAAGGAGGAGTAATGCCATTCTCAACTCCTTTGCGAAGAAAGCTTATCGGGGCGGCAGGGGCAGGTGCTCTTGCTATTGCAACCATTTTTCTTGGCGGCCGTGATGGTGTGGAAGGACGGAAATATGAGGCCTACAAGGATGTCGCCGGGGTATGGACCGTTTGTGATGGTCACACGGGCCGGGACATAGTGATCTGGAAGAAATACACCGATCGCGAATGTGATGCTCTGCTCTGGAAAGACCTGCAGCCAGCGAAGAAGCAGGTAGACAGGCTGGTCAATGTGCCTCTGAACGAATACCAACGCGCAGCTCTGTATAGCTTCGTTTTCAACGTCGGCACTGATGCATTCTCCAAATCCACACTTCTCCGCAAGCTGAACAAAGGCGACCAGGCCGGAGCATGTGAAGAGATGCGCCGATGGGTTTATGCAGGCGGCATGAAGTGGAAGGGACTGCAGAACCGGCGGGAGATGGAGCGCTCTATGTGCCTGGCGGAGAGTAAAAATGACCTCTAAAGCCTGGCTGATAATCGGCATCGAGCTGATTTTATCCTTCCTGGTTATTTACGTTCTGCTCGGCCAAGTAAGCGATGCCAAGAAACGCGCCGAAGACGCTGAGCAAAGCCTGTCACTGGCAAACGCCACCATCACCGACATGCAAACCCGTCAGCGTGATGTCGCTGCACTGGATGCCAAATACACGAAGGAGTTAGCAGATGCGCAGGCTGAAAATGACAGGCTTCGTGCTGATGTTGTCGCTGGTAAGCGCCGGCTGCAAATCGCCGCCACCTGCTCCAGAGACGAAACCACCGGAGCCTCCGGCCTGGTTGATGGCTCAAGCCCTCGACTTACAGCAGATGCTGAACTCAATTATTGGCGTCTCAGAGACGGGATCGCCACAGTCACAAAGCAACTGACCGGCCTGCAGGAATATGTCAGGACGCAGTGCCTGAAGTAACCAGTTCACTTTACAGAGAGAAATTTCATGAACCACTCCGGAAGTAGCAAAAATCAATTTCCAATGGGTATTCTGAACATCACTCATCCAGATCAACTTCAGGTGCCGGACAAGTCAGCTCTGGAACGAATTATTAAATCCAGCACTGACAACAATGGAGTGCAGATCAACCTCCACTCTCGCATTCGTAGCCTATTAGTACAGCTTCGCGGTGATCGTCCTGTAGCTGGCGGGTGCGGCGGAGAGGTTAAAACCAATTCATGCGCTTTAGCAGTGCTTGAAGGATCAGTTGCAGACCATTCCGCCATGAATTGTGAGCTTGCTGAAATGGTAGAAGAGCTTGAGAGCTTGCTGGCCTACTGATTGCCTATCCCCTTTAGCGGATAAATAAAAAATAACCCCTGCAACGGATAACCGGAGTAGCAATGACCAAAGTTATCGACTTGGGGAAGGAGAAGAAATTCCCCATCACCCAGGAGCTATTCGACCGGCTGAAAGAGGTCGTCCATGAATACGATGGCGACATCAGTTTATGTGAGGCGCTCGGTACGCTGGAGCTACTCAAAGCAGACTTAATCGAAGGAGCTAAGTAATGATCAACCAACAATGGCCGACATATTCAGATACTGACGGCATTTTCGTCCTAGCACTGCCTATCGATAAGCTCAATCAGGCAGTCGATGGCTCGGCAGAAGCGACGTTTGATGGCCCGTACCAGTCGCAATACCTGTCCGCGCTGTTCATGTCCACGTTCAAACCGGTAGTCGGCGGGTACATCTTCCAAAGCCAGTACGGCGAATTGCTGTATATGAGCAAGGCGGCATTCGAAGCTAAGTACACCGCAACCAGTGCGCCGATTGCATGGGGCTCAGTCACAGGTAAGCCGTCAACGTTCGCGCCGACTATCGGCACGACAGCGACGACTGCTATGGCAGGCAACAAAACACCTACCACCACTGAACGCGGCGGCGTGCTCCAGCAGGCCACAGAAGCAGCTATCCCTGCGCAGACGGTAACTGACATTGCCACCGCACAAACGGCAGTGAATACCATCGTGACCAAAGTGAACAGCCTCATTACGAAGCTGAAG